TTGATTGATTCATGAGGTCCTCCCAGTCATGCAGGATTAAGAAGCCTGCGGAGCGACTATGCTCGATCGAATATCGTTTGATACAACATTAACGTTGTTAACTGGACTAGCCTTTGTAGTCTGTTGGCATTTATTATTACACATTATCTCTAATGTACATGTGACCGGTTCTACCGCAAACACGTCTGTAATAAACTTAGCTCATCTCCTTAACGATGATTTGGCTGTTTAAATTCGATGACCCACTGATACTAAATCAGTAATCTCCACTTTATTTGGTTCGGTGCAAGGAAGCACTGTTAACATATCAATATATGCTCAAATTTTGTAGATTGCAGAATGATTACTGCTAAGAATCTTAATATAGTATATTATCTTTCGCTTGGTCTATCCCAAGTTGTGGCTATATCCACTTTCGGCTCTGTACTGCACACGTACCATAACCGTTGACTGTTAGAATCAATCTAAAAATCCTAGCTAACATGTATTATCGAAACGATTAAAATACACATTGCTCCTTTAATGACTTCACCTGACACCACAAATCGTGCTCAGCTTTTCTACTGACCTCAAGGTCTGCGTCGAGTATCTTTTGATAATCCGCAAGCATTTGCTTAGTAGCTGCACGCTCCATACATTTTAGATCGTATGGTTGTGTAGTATCAGTCACTTCATTAATTGGTTGTTCACCAATCCACTTGTACTCAGTAAAACTTAAAGTACCGAAATGCAATTTAGGTAATCCAGCATTTTTATAATGCCGGGCATTTCCAAGTGAACCCTTTGTAAGATAGAGGCCTCTGAATTCGAACTTTAAACGTTCCATTTCTGGCGAATCCATCGGGGGTGATGACCAATTAGTAGGTCTAGTATTGGTGTCTTTAGGACGACAATATGACGGCATAGGGCACATCACATCAGGTATTAAAATCTTATAACTGCAATCAGAGATATCAACAAAATTGTTATCTTCACGATCCAGATCGACTTCCTGACCAATAGGTTTCATAGGTGGTTTTAAGTAAGGCTGTGTCCACTTTTTGTACATATCAAGAGCAATTGCTGCTTGTACAGGTGTAACAGTAGTAAAAGGTACCATACTGACCTTATCCTCCGGCGTCATTGATAACAGCTTTTTGCTGCCAATGAACGACATGTTTGGAACGGACATTCCTAGTCCTCCCAATTCACGTGGTATATAATAATTTAAATTATACCCCGATGGATGTTTTACAGATTTAGCTAGTAGTTCTTTATTATAATAACAGAACCTACTATCGGCACGCGTAGGATTGAACGCACCATGTAAAACTTTACTATGTAGACAATGTACTGGTTTTGATTTGTATTTATCAGTAAACTCAGTTCTACATACCTTACTTTGTCCAAGTAACATACCAGCATTAAAAAATGGTATATACTTGACGGTGTTGTTTCGTACAGAAAATAACGCACTGTTAACTGTACAAAACTTATCGTGGAAAAAATTCTTTCCAGGTGAAGGAGTCAAACCTGCTTCAGGTAACTGACTGAGCCAATGCTCGTATTTTTCCTTCGTGCAACGAAATAATATATCATCTCCATTGACCATAACATTAAGGTCTTGGAAATCCTGTACTTCTGGTTCAACTGAATGCCAGTAAGTAGCGATATTAATTGCACATAACACCATAAACGATAAGACAGAACCCATTAATTGTCCATTCTTTTGAATGACAGGTTCTAACTCTACACCGTAGCCAGTGGGATAGTGGATTTCGTGCTCATATAGCACGCGTCTCAAGTACCGGACGAGACGCCCATCAAACACACGATCAACTGATAACTTTAACAAAACTTTTTCAAAGAATAGTTTAGTTAATTCTATTTTAACGTTATCAGTTGCGGCAGAAAAATCGCCGCTTGCAAATGTCCCTTCAGGGGAACGCTTTACAAGTTCTTCAATATCAGCGACCTCACAAGGTGCGCCGGTAAGTTTGAATTGGAAAAACCGCTTTAATGAACTGTGCATATCAAGTTGCATCCCTTTTGCCAATGCGTATAAACCAGCATTGGATTTAGTAATATTACGAATCTTTAACGGTTCGCAAATGGGATACACTTTTGCCTGACACATCTTATCGATGTTATTATCTAATAGATCAACATATGAGACATTACAAAAACCACGACGCTCCATCACACCCTTACGGGGGTGATAGTCCATCGCGAGTAACTCATCATTAGATGTATGACCATTGACAACGGCTTGATACAACAACTCTGCTTTAGCACCCCCACTAACAGTGGATGCTTCCCAGCAAGCTGACGTCGAATACTCATTAACAGTATCGACCTTTCGAAAGTTTATTTGACTTATAATGTTGTCAAATTTTTCTCCTATACTAGCAAGAAAAACTTCCGAGACCGGATTCGCGACTTTGTCCATCGTTTCACGATGTTTGATAAGAGACTTACCAATAAACGAATCAGGCACCACCTCAGCACAACGTTTGTTTTGTGCTATAGACCAAAAGAGGTGTTGGGTGCGGTCTGACTGTACTTGAATCATTCGATTCCGTAACAGTCTCCTCACAGACCCAGTGAATAGGAGAGGTAAACCAGTAACTGCGCTCGGCGCATTTGGTAAAACCTGCTTTAAACTCCTAGCGTGCATCCACGTAGTTGCGTATTTGATCAAATCAATAAACGCATCGTAGCTCTCTACATTAAGTAGATTGTGCACACATGAAAGAATGGAACCTTGACTGTGCTTCTCAAAGAAGTCACACTGGTAATCCGCTAAAGTTTCAATCAACCCGATTGAACACATTATAGCAGAACTAAACCACTCTTTCTGAAATAAGGTAGACGTAACACTAACGTCAAACACACCCTTATTTCCAACCGCGCTAACCTTGCAGTCCTCGTCCGGAACCCCCAAATATCGTAAGATACTTTGGACATTCTGGATTTCATAGGATTGTAAAGCATGTAATTTAATATTCGTAATCGGTTTTTCAACAACCGATTCGATCTTTAGATCACAATGCTCTACAAAACTGCAAGCTAGCCGCTCTCGTTTCCTTTCGAGAGTGAAGGCGCGAGACAACAGATATAATCCATTACAAATGGATTGGTTACCTATGGTAACTTTATTATTGTGCTTCGGCA